TAAAAATTCAGGAACTTACTGGGAGTTAATGGGGATTAGGAGCAACGCGATTCTTGGTGGAGCGACATGGTATATAACGGAATATTCACGTAGAGGACCATCGGCACCAGATAGTAGCTCTGGTATCGTATTGCCGGATATATCCATTAAAAAACATGATTTCCATATCCCGACACAAGATTAGTCGTATCGGATTGTTATAGCAAGGATAAAAGAATCACCGGAGCAGGAGTTTTACTTGGGCTCAATTACGATGACAATTGGTCGTAATAAAGATACAGGGAGGCTAATAATTTTTTAGTCTCCCTGTATTTCGATTAAGAAATTATGCGATTTAAAAATTAAAGATCGGATAATACTGCTATCTTTTATATAATCGGCAAATATACTAAAAATACGAAAAGATGGCTAAAAATCGGCGTTGAAAATTATCATAGTTGATTTGAAAATAAAAACAGATCGCCAAAATCACTTTTATTTTATTGATTTTCAGCGATCTGTGTTTTGTCGGGGTGGCGGGATTCGAACTCGCGACCCCCTGCTCCCAAAGCAGCTCCGACTTCACACAAAGAGCCTGTATTCCAATATGTTTATATTAATCTAATTTTTCCCATGCAGGTATTTTGCAGGTTTTTCTATTTTGCCCCCTGACTTCATAAGGGACTTTACCGTGCCGGAATTCCAGCCAGCGGAGAAAAACGAGCCATTCCCTGTCAGTAACCATTCCGCTGAAACTTTGTAGTCTTTTACGAGGTTTTCCAGCCACGCCACCTGAAAAATGTCACGCTCTGGCTCTTTTTCCAGCGTGTACATATTCCTGCGGTTTATCCCATACCGTGTGGTGAAAGTCTGCTTTCCACGGATAACCTTATTTTCAATCAAAATCTGCAACGCCTCGAAAAAGCGTTTTATTATCACTTGGCTTTGTTCTGTCTGCATAGTTCCTCCTGCTTTTTATATGTCACTGCGAAGCGGTCGTTGATTTCCTTGTTCCTCTTTTCAAGCTGGGCGTTCCATTTGCTCACGGTCTGCAAATCAAAGTGACAATCGCCCTCCGTAACCTCCCGAAGTTCATCAGGGGTCATAACAGGCATATACTTCTCAATCTCCAGCAGACGGGCGAGGCGTTTCCGTACTTCATCAGTCGCAGAGGTTATCATTGCACCCTCCCCAAGCAGTAGCCACCGGGCATTTAGTTCCGGGAACTTTTCAAGCAAGGCAATTATTGGGCGTATGCCGATGCCGCTCTCTCCTTTTGTCAGTCGGTTGAGGTACTGGGGAGACCAGCCCATAATTTCTGCAAATTCCGCTTGCTTTCCGGAGGTCTTGTATTGTATGATGTCAAGTAATCGTTCGTGTATCATCTAATTGTTATTTAATCCAAATGAATTTGTACCCAGTTTTCGTTTAAATAGTTGTTCCTTACGGACTGCTTCGTCTGCGGTCACGGTTTTAGGGAGCAACATCAGTATTGAGAATTGAAAATACTTACAGGCATATTCCCAATCTTCATCAATCAAATCTTTCAAAGATTTGTTTCCACCATGTCCGTTTGTTGCAACATATTCTTTCCACCGTCCCCAAATACCGTCCTCACCATAGGCAGAACCTATGTATAATTTCCCAGTATTCCTATCAGTTATGAGGTATACTCCCTTTATTGCAGAAAGAACGGTTTTCCAATCTTGATATTGCTCAACGACAATTTCTTGAAGTTCAGTAAAGTCAAGTATTAGGTCGAAATAGTCAGTGAACCGTTTATAATGCAAACCGGGAGATATTTCCTGTACCTCCATTTTGTTTTTTATCCACTGATGCCATGATATAGCGTTTTCCCATCGAATGATAACACGTTCTTTCAAATCCTCATACCCCTCAACTTCCTCCATGGCGTATTTGAAACTGTACGGGAAGACGGTATTTCCTATATTTAGCGCACCTTTTATCCGATCTTTTCCTGTAACTCTATAAACCCCAATAAAACGGGCAAGTACACCATCCTCTCCAATGAACGAAACTATATAATCAACATCTTTGAATATATCACGGCTTTGGGTATTCTGATATTCCAAGAACGCATCACGCTCTGCCCGATACATATTATACAGGTCTATGCGCCTGTCCTTATGCCGAACAAGTTTTATGGCGGCTTTTCTGTCAAGCCCACGATTGTAAAGCAGTTCTTGGATGGTTATCATTGTTTCTGGTTCAACTTTTCAATTATTGATAACAAACGGTCTATTTGTTCGTCTTTTTTCTTTAAAAGTTCTATAAACGAATCAGTTTCTGTCTTATTTACGGTTACTGAGTGCCCATTAATATTATCTCCACTTTGGTTTTGTTGAACCACTCTATTTTCAGAAATCATATCTCCCTTTCCAGTGGTTATCCACTGGGTGTTGATATGAAGTTTTTCTGAAATTGTTTTCAGGAATCCATCACTCATTTTTTCTTTTCCGTTGATGATGCCTGAAAAATAAGGGTTTTTATAGCCCAGATATTCAGCCATTTCTGCTTTTTTGTAGATTCCAATTCTAAGAAATGCTACTTTTAATGCTTTATTAAGACGTTCTAAATCAGTCATTTATATTACTATCTTAAATCTTACTGAAAAAAATTCAGAAAATATTTTGCAATCTGAAAATAATTTCAGAATTTTGTATCGTGTTTATAAATTGGTTTATAAAACGGTTTCAAAAATACAAAAAAAACCGAAGTAAACTAAAAAGTTAAGCAAAAATATGATTGTAGCAACATTTTGGAAATCGGACTTCACCGGGGATAATCTCGGACAGCTTCGGGAAATTCTGAAACAATACGCTGTAAAAGGTATTGGATGCTGGTTCAAAGATAAGACAAACTTTATTCAGGCTTGCTTGCCAGGTGAAGATAGTTACGAGTGGATAATGGGACACGTTGCCAACTATGGCGACCCATCTCTAAATAAATAACTTAAAAAAAGTAAATAGATATGATTGATGTAAGAACACCCATTGAAAAGGCAAGGGACGAGCGGAACAAACGTATCTGCAATAGTTTCTTGAAGCTATCTAATGAAATGCCGGATTGCAGACCGCACCGCATATTTGGGCTGATAGCGGAAAGTGTGGGAATGACTATTCCCGGAGTGAAAAAGATTATCATTGATAACGGTCTGTATCAATGTAAGAGCAATAAGTAAACCAATTAGATTATCGCTATGGATATGTTTGAGAAAATCGGAAGTTGGTTTCAAATAGTTGCATCAGTGTTTTTTACTCTGTTCTCGATATTCCAAGTCGTTAGAGCATTGTTTATGCGCTCGGAAGTATTCTACATTATTTGTTTTGCGGCAATGCTGTTCATCTATTGTAATTTGTTTCGCTTGTCACTGGCAGAACTGAAAGAATTAAAGAAAGGAGGCAGGAAATGATTACATCTATTGAACCAAAAGTAAATGAGGCAGGAAGATATTCAGTAACAGAAACCTGTGCAGTGTTAGGCATCCACCGCAACTCTCTCCGTAAGTACACAGAACAGGGTCTAATCAAATGCGGCTTCCGAAAGCTGACAGCCCGGAAGTTCTATGCTGGTCGTGAGATACTGAAATTTTGGAGGGCGCAGCTATAATACTATGGAGGAGTGGCGAAATTGGTAAGACGCAGGGCGTTGAGTTATACACGAAGTGTGCAGGAAAATTGAAATGCGCAACTTGTAATGACACGTGCAAAGAGACCCGAATATCTCAACATGGGAGTTCAATCCTCCCCTCCTCCACAAAGCAATGCCGGAAGCTGTAAGAAGGCAATAAAAATAGCACAGCTATGAGTGAAATTATCGAAATCAAGCAAGCGGAAGTCTTGCAGGCTATCAATCGCAGTGAGATTGATATGCAGGTATCAACGGCAAAGCAGTACCCACGCAACTTGCCGGAAGTTCTTAACAAGATTGCCACCTACGCAACGATGGACACGGAAACAGCCTCTGATTGCTTCTATGTGCTTCGCAGGGGCGGTCAGAACGGAAGCAGTACCATTGAGGGGTTGTCCGTTCGTATGGCTGAGATTATTGCCGGGGCTTGGGGCAATCTCCGTGTTCAGACACGCATTATTGGAAATGATGGCAAGACGGTAACAGCGCAGGGTATCTGCCACGACCTCGAAACCAATGTAGCCGTGAGCGTAGAAGTCAAGCGTAGGATTACCGACAAATATGGCAAGACGTTCTCGGAGGATATGCAAGTGGTAACAGGTAATGCAGCCAGCGCAATCGCTTTCCGTAATGCCGTTCTGAAAGTCGTTCCGAAAGCGGTAACAAAGAAAGTCATTGCGGACGTGAAACAGGTTGCGCTCGGTCAATCCCTCAACCTTGAAACGAGCCGTCAGAACATGATACAATACTTTGCAAAGTTGGGCGTATCGGAGGAACTTCTGCTTGAATATCTCGGATTGAAAAAGCGTGAGGAAATCGACAAGGAGGCGGTATTTGAACTCCGTGCGACAGCGAACGCAATCAAGGAGGGTACAACCACCGTCCAAGAGAGTTTCATGAATCCGATCGAGGAAAAGCGGCAAGCCGCCGAAGCAAAGAAAAAGGCAGAGGAAGCAAAGTCAAAGGCATTGGAAGCGCAGAAGCGACAGGCAAAAGTCAAGGGCGATGAAGTGCCGGAAAACGAGGATAAGGAAACAGGAGAAATCAAACAATAATATCAACCGGGGCGCAAGCTCCACAACAACAAAATTATGTTTACAGAAAATTTGAAATCAGCCATTGAAACATGGCAAAAAGAAGATGCTCAAAAACGTGCAATCATGGTGATTGCCATCGAAGAGAAAGAACAGGTGGAAGACACAACTCACTGCGAAACGGCTGTAGCTGTAATGGGCGGCAGTAAACTTCTTGTCGAGGCGGTGAAAGCCGCAAGGAAAAACGGTGGTGTGGTGAATGACCTCTTCAACAAGGCAGACATGAGTATGTTACTTGAAAAACTTTGCAGATAATATGAGTTACACAATCATTAGACCAAAAGACCGCAACGAGTGGTTGAAATACCGTGAGAGCGGCATCGGTTCATCGGAAGTAGGTACAATCCTCGGTTTGAACCCGTTTGAGACCCCGTATCAGCTTTGGAGAAGAAAGAAAGGGTTGGACGTTCCAAAGCAAGAAAATTTCTCAATGAAAGCCGGGCATTACCTCGAAGATGCCGTGAGCCTTTTCTACCGTGACGAAACGGGCAAGGAAATCATCAAGGCATCCGCTGGGGACTGGCTGATAGTGAACAACGAGAAGCAGTACCTCCGTGTATCTCCCGACCGCACGTTTTGGATTCCGGGCAGAACGAAGTCAGACCGAAACAAGGGCATCTTGGAGTGCAAGACAACACAGATAGAGGTCGATGCGGACAGCTTACCGCAACACTGGTTCTGCCAACTGCAATATCAGCTTGGAGTTGCGGAACTTGAACAGGGCGCACTTGCTTGGCTTACGATGGGACGCGAGTTTGGCTACCGTGACATCATGTTTGACAAGGAGTTTTACGATTGGATGATTGAAGAGGTTGATAAGTTTTGGATTGACAATATCATAGGCAATCAAGAGCCTCTTCTTACCAACGTGGACGATGTACTGTTGAAAAATCCGCGCAGCATTGTCGGTAAGACTGTGGAAGCAGACGAGAAACTTGTTGAAATGTGTGCGGAATTGAAAACTATCAAGGAAGAGCTTGGAGGGCTTGACAGTCGCAAGAAAGAACTTGAAAATACCATCAAGATGGCTATCGGTGATGCGGAGGCTCTTGTTGCTCCCGGAGTGAACAAGGCAAAGCCAATCATTCTCGCCACATGGAAAGCGGCAAAGGACAGCACGAAGTTCAACGAAAAGCAGTTTGCAGCAGACAAGCCGGAACTCTACGCAAATTACCAGTACCAAGTTCCCGGTTCACGTAGATTTTTGCTCAAATAATGGAAGAGAACCTGTACGGAAGCCTATGCCTGACGGACATTCCAAAAGAACTTATCACGGTCGGCAAGAACGGCAAGAAGTACCTCAATATCGTGGTAAACAAGCGCAGAGAGGTATCGCAGTTCGGAATGACCCACTATGTCAAGGCTCACTGCAAAAAGGAGCAACAACGTGAGGGCGTGAATTACTACATCGGAGAATTGAAGCCAAGCAGTTATCAGAACAACAATGCTACGGGGCAAGGTGATTCCACCGTTCCCGGCAACGAAGATGATTTGCCATTCTAACCCCTGAAACCATGCACTTGATTAGCAACCAGCAGCGGCAAGATGTTATTGACTTCCTGACTTCATTTATCGAGTTAACAGTTGATAAAGGCAGCAACCGGGTGTATAACCTCAAACGCCGTGCTGGATTGCTGGTCAAGAAGTTGAAAGATAACAAAGAAATTGATTATAAACTTGTTAAAAGATTAAAAGATGAAATCAAAAAAGATTGAAATCGAAGTGCCTAACGGCAAGAAGCCCGAATGGGTAAACGGAGTGCTGACCCTCGTTGACGAGAAGCCCAAAAACGTAATGGAGCGTATCAAGACATTCGAGGATGCCTGTAACGAATTGGGCATAGACTATAACGAGTGGATGCAGGACAAGAAAGAACTTGGACTGGAAGCCGATGTCATCGCCTACCTGAAACTGCGCATCATCGAAGCGGCTCTCAACGAGGGCTGGAAGCCTCAGTTCACTACGGATGAATACCGCTATTTTCCGTGGTTCTTCCTCTATACCCAGTCAGAGATTGACGAAATGAGCGAGGAAGAGAAAAGCCGTGTGGTGTATCGGTCGAGCAGCAATGCGGGTGCGTATGCGATCACGTACCGCGATTCATCGATCACGTACGCGAGCATTGGTTCTCGGCTTGCCTTCAAGACACGCGAACTTGCGGAATACGCAGGTCGCCAGTTCGTTGAGATTTGGGCTGATTACGTTTTCAAGCCGGAGGAAGAAAAGTAAGATTACTAACCGGGGCAGCAATTCCGC